ACTTTTACTATAGTAGATAATAACACTGAGGAAGATGTACAAACCTTTACAACACTAGAAGAAGCAGAAGAATATATGTGGACTAATCTAGTTGATTAGTTAACAAAATGAAACTTGATGTAATATAGAATATAATAAATAATAATTTTTTTAACATAGGAGAATAAAAATGGCAATAACTTATACATGGAATGTAAACACAGTTGATGTGTACCCATCCGAAGAAGGTCACAGCAATGTGATTTATCTAGTACACTGGCGTTTGAACGCTACCGATACTGAAGTCGATGCAGAAGGTAATCCTTACGTTGCTTCAGTCTATGGTACTCAAAGCCTTGATACTTCAGACCTTTCAAACTTCACAAACTTTGAAAGCGTGACAAGTTCACAAGTACAGGGTTGGGTTGAAACTGCTATGGGTGAAGAAGAAGTAGCTAATTTAAAAGCTGCTTTAGATTCACAAATAGAAAATCAAAAAAATCCAACGTCAGTAACAAAAACTTTAGAATCTTAGTAATGGAAACATTAATAGAAATAATTATACTAATAGCAGTTGTTGGGTTTATAATATATAAAAAGAAACCACAATGGATTGAATTAATTAAATCTAAAATTAATAAGTAAGCACTATGGCAGATACATTTACCACCAACCTTAATCTAACCAAGCCAGAAGTAGGAGCTTCTACTAATACTTGGGGTGGCAAGATCAATACCGACTTAGATACATTAGATGGAATTTTTGTTTCTAATGGTACAGGTACAAGTATTGGTTTAAATGTTGGTAGTGGCAAAACTTTAACAGTAGCAGGCACATTAACATCTACAGGAACTGCTACATTTTCCTCTATAGATGTAAATGGTGGTTCTGTTGACGGAGCAACCGTAGGTGCTAACTCAGCTTCTACAGGTGCATTTACTACTTTATCAACAACTGGTTTAGCTACATTAAACAGCGCAACAATAAGTGGTACATCAACTTTAACTACAGTAGATATTAATGGTGGTGCAATAGACGGTACTACTATAGGTGCAACTACAGCATCTACAGTAGCCGCGACAACCGTTACTGCTAGTGGTAATGTAAATACTACTGGTGGCGAGCTACAAATCGATGGTACTAACGTGCTAGAAAAAGTATATCCAGTTGGATCTATTTATATCAATGCAACCAGTTCAACTAATCCAGCAACATTGCTTGGCTTTGGTACATGGGTAGCTTTCGGAGCTGGTAAGGTTATAGTTGGTTTAGACTCAACAGATACAGATTTTGATTCAGCAGAAGAAACAGGCGGTGCTAAAACTCATACATTGACAACTAGCGAAATACCATCACATACACATACTACAACAATAGGCGTTGCATCTGGTGGTTCTGCACCTGGTGCATTAGAAAACAGAACACCAACAGGCGGTGTTAATTACACCTCAAGTTCAACAGGCGGTGGACAAGCTCATAATAACTTACAACCATACATAGTTGCTTATATGTGGAAACGAACAGTATAGGAGCTGACAATGGCCCTATACCCAATTACACCACCCGCAGGAATAGTAAAAAACGGTACTGACTACGCTAACAAAGGTCGTTGGGTAGATGGTGATTTGGTGCGTTTTGAAAATGGTTATTTAAAACCGTTGGGTGGTTGGGGTTACTTTAAAAATAATCCAGTTGGCACATTTTATAGCGGTACTGTTGGCACTACCACATCTAGTAATACCTTAACAATAACCACAACAGTAGTTCATGGTTTTAGCGTCGGAGGAACCATTTATCTTGAAGGCTTTGATGCAACTGGTGGAGTTCCGCAGGCAGAAATTAATACAAGTTTTAGCATTGTAAGCGTGCCAAGCACAACTACTTTTACAGTAAGCGTAAACACTTCTGCAACATCAACAGCGACATCATCTGCTTCGACAATAATAAAAGCAGAAATACCAATAGGTATGTACTCTTATAAAGCCAATAATGGTGAAGAAATTTTAGCTATAGGAACAAGAGCTGGTGTAAATGTTTTATATAACGATACTTGGTATGATATAACCCCTTCAGGATTTATAGGGGATGATGTTATTACATCTACTGGTTATGGTGCATATCATTATGGCGTAGAAGATTGGGGTGATGAAAGAAGCACCTCGGCATTGAATTTTGATACTAAAAGTTTTTCTTTTGATAACTGGGGTGAACATTTAGTTTTTTGTTTTGCAGGAGATGGTAAGTTATATCAATGGAGACCAGATGCAGGTGGTGGCAGTCCAGATACTATAGCAACAGCAATAACCAATGCACCAACAGGCTGTCAGGCTGTTGTTGTAAGCAATGAAAGACACTTAATAGCAATAGGTGCAGGTGGAGATCCTAGAAAAATAGCTTGGTCTGATAGAGAAGATAATACTAATTGGACATCTACTGCTAGAAACACCGCAGGTGATTTACAAATACCAACAGGCGGTAAGGCTAATTATGCTGTTAAATGGCAAAACGATATTATTATATTTACTGACGTTGGCATCAACAGACTTTACTATACAGGCTCTCCTTTTGTATATGGTATCCAAGATGCTGGTGTAAACTGTAAAGCTATAAGTGCAAGATCAATAACTTCTGCTGGCGGTTTCCTATCATGGATTAGTGAAAATTCATTCTTCTCTTTTGATGGTACCCTAAGAGAATTAAAATCAGACGTACACGATTACATCTTTGACAACATACAAGTTAATACGCAAAAATCTACTTTTGGTACACACAATATAGACTTTAATGAAATATGGTGGTTTTTCCCTGTTGGTGATGTAGACCAGCTAACACCTAATAAATACGTTATATGGAATTACATAGACAATGTTTGGTCCATAGGTTCTATAGATAGAAGTTGTTGGGTAGACCAAGGTGTATTCAATTATCCTATATCTTGTGACTCTAATGGTTTTGTTTACGAGCATGATAAAAGACCATTGTTTAACTCACCAGGCTTAGATGACAACCAAGTGCCTTTTGCTGTTACAGGACCGCTTGAGATTGGCAACGGTGATAGATTGGCACAAGTTAATCAGATACTACCAGATGAAGAATCTAATAGCTTACCAGGCATTACAATAGGTTTTACAGGCAAAAATACACCACTAGGTACAGAAACAGATTTTGGTAACTTTACTTTTGAAACAGATGGTTATACCGATGCAAGATTTACTGCAAGACAATTATCTATGAAAGTTACAGGTTCTCTAACCCAAGACTTCCAAGTTGGTAATATAAGACTAGATATTAAACCAAGGGGTAAAAGATAATGGATTTATCCTCACAAAGACAGTATTTACAAAGAGCTGAATCAGCACATGAATTACTAACTACTACAGATTTAACAACATTATATACTTCTCCAAGCGGAGATGATTTTAGTTTTTCAATTGTTGAATCTATATTGGTTTGTGACCACAGCAATCAAAATACCGATTTAACAGTTACTGTAACGCATGAGGCTACTACTTATACCTTATTTAAAGAATTTACTATTACTGCTTACAATACTGAAGAATTATTAACTAGAAGTTTAGTATTACACCAAGGTGATGTTGTAAAAGTACAAGCAGATCGTGCTGGTAATTTAACTGTTTATGCGAGCATCGTAGAATATGCAAAAGGCGATTAAAAAGTCTTGGAAAGAAGAATGGATCAAGTGCAGGCCTCTTATAGCAAAAGCTATAAAATATCAAGATTCCTATACAATCGATGATATAGAAGCTAAAATAGATGAAGGAATATTCTTATTATGGGCAGGACAAAACTCTGCTTTTGTAACAGAATTTGTAGTATTCCCGCAACACACTGCAATGAATTTATTATTTTGTGGTGGCGATTACAAAGAATTAGAGGTAATGTTGCCACACATAGAAGATTATGCCAAAGCGTGTGGAGTCAAAAGACTCTACGGCGGAGGCAGAAAAGGATGGACTAGGAAACTAAAACATCTAGGATTTGTAACAGAACATTTAATTAGAAAAGATTTATGAGTAAAGGAAAAACAAAAACAACTTCGCAAGCCACAATGCCAGATTGGCAGATGGACTTGTTTAAAGACTATTATCAGCGTGCGCAACAAGCAGCTGACATTCCATTCCAAGGCTATACTGGCGATAGAATATCTGGTTTATCTCCAGAAGAACTACAGATGGGCCAAGGCATACAAGGTTTATTTGGTAGCGCTTTTGGTTATGACCCAACAGGACAGCTACAAGCATTGGCTGGTCAGGCAGCCCCACAAATGGGAGACGTGCAGTCTTTATTAGATGTAGACATAGGTGCATATCAATCACCATATCAACAACAAGTTATAGACCTAGCAATGCAGGATATACAAGAACAATCTGAAATGGCACAACAAAGAGCGCAAGAGGCAGCGATAGGCGCTGGAGCTTTTGGTGGCTCTAGGTCAGCGCTGTTAGAGACAGAAGCTACTAAGCCTTATGCACAGGCTGCCGCAGAAACAGCTGCTGGTTTAAGACAAGCAGGCTATCAGCAGGCGCTGGGCGCGGCGGAGTCAGATATAGCAAGACAACAACAAAGAGCTATGTTTGCACCAGAGATGGAGCTTAGAGCTAGACAACAACAAGCTGGTTTACTAAGTGGTTTATTAGGCGGACAAACGCAAGCACTAGGATTACTTGGTGGTTACGGTGGTTTGGCCAGAGGATTAGAGCAACAAGGCAGAGACTTTGACTTCAGCGAGTTTATGAGACAACAACAATACCCAGCATACCAGTTAGGATTACTTGGGCAAGGTTTAGGTATGATGCCAAAACTTATGGGCCAAAGCGGAACTAGTGAACAATTTGCATCACCATTAAGTGTTGGTGGAGACTTGTTAGGAATGGCAGCTGGATTAGCTACAGGCGGAATGTTTGGGCCTTTATCAACAGGCGGAGTTGGTGGGGCTTCAGCAGTAACTCCACAAATAAACATGCCTTCGTACTTACCAGGCGCAGGAACAGGATTACCAGGAATTTAATTATGGCGTTTGGAAAACCTAGAACACCTTTAACACCAGAAGAGCAAGTTGAAAGAAATAGAAGACGTGCTATAGGATTATCTGTAGCAGCGGAAGCTTTTAAACAAGGAGATCCTGTTGGCAGAGCTTTAGGATTGCAACAACAGTTTGAACAGCAAGCGCAACAGGCCGAGCAAGATAAATTATTACAACAACTTGCACAAGACCCAAGATATGCTGATATGGTTAGATTATATCAAGCTGGTATAGACCCTCGTATGTTTGCTGGTGCTGGCGGTGAAAGAAAAATTATAAAAGCTGCTGATGGATATAATTATTACGCAGATACTGGTAAAAGAGTTTTACCTGGTGTTGAGAAAGAACCATCAATTGAAAGTCAAACAACAGAGTACAAAAACTATGTAAACTCATTAGAAAAAGGAGAAACTCCAACTGGTGCTGGATTTCTTGCATACCAAGACAGAAATATTAAAAAAGATACAATGTCATACGGCATGAAACAAGATGTTAATAGTTATTGGAGATACACCGAAGGTCCAATGAAAGGGCAGAGAGTTTTTCCAGATGTTACAAAAGAAAAAGAGGAAGAAGAAAAGGAGCTATTTAACTTTGGAGATGAGGATAAGCTTAGAGATGACTTTAGATCTGAATCAAAAGAGTTTGTAAAGGTTCGAGATGCTTACGGAAGAATACTATCAACCGATGCTAGTGCAGCAGGAGATTTAGCTTTAATATTTAATTACATGAAAATATTAGACCCTGGTTCTGTTGTAAGAGAGGGAGAGTTTGCAACTGCACAAAACTCTGCTGGTATCCCAGAAAGAATAAGGGCGCAATACAACAAAATAAAAAGTGGAGAGAGATTAACAGAAACAACAAGAGCAGATTTTTTACAACAAGCTAAAAATCTTTATGAAACACAAGCAGATTCACAATCATATTTAGAAGCTGAATACAAAACTTATGCTGAAGAATATGGATTCAAACCATCAAGAATAGTAACTAACTATGGAACACCAATAGAAGATAAGTTATTAAAAATAAAACTAGAGTCAATGACATTAAATGAATTAGCAACATTAGATGCGTCACAATATTCAGAAAAACAATTAGACATTATTAAAAAAGTTATAAAATCTAAAGGAAAACAATAATGGCAACCTTAGAAGAAATTAAAAAGCTTCAACAAGGACTGCAAGAACAAGAGCTTGTTGTAACTGAAGAAGAAGCAGAGCCTACAATACCCTATTTATCTGGTTTAAAATCACAAGCCTTACAAGGTTTAACCTTTGGACTTTCTGATGAAGTTGGTGCTGCTATAGGTTCTTTAGGTTCTTTGTTTACAGATGAAACTTTTTCACAATCTTTTGATAGAAGATTAAAAGAATCAAAAGAAGATTTACAAGCATTTCAAAAAGCAAATCCTAAATCAGCTTTAGGTGCAGAGATAGTTGGTTCAGTTGCGCCAGCTGTAGCATCATTGTTATTAATGCCTTTCACAGGTGGGGCAAGTGGAACAGGTGCTGTTGCTGCAAGCGCTAGAATTTTAAGCAATCCATTGCTTGCAGGAAAAATTGCAAAACCTGGTTCTGGATTATTAAGCAGAGCAGCGGAGGGAGCTAAGGTTGGAGCATTGCAAGGAGGAATATCTGGAGTTGGTTATGCTGAAGGTGGTGCAGAGGAAAGACTTTTTGGAGGTGCTTTAGGTGCAACAGCTGGAGGTGTTTTGGGCGCGGCAATACCAACAACTTTGGAAGGCGCAGGAAAATTAACTGGCGTGGTTTCGTCAAGACAAGGAAAGTTTAATAAAGAAGATGTTAAATCAATAAGAATTATTGCAGATCAATTTGCAAGAGATGAAATACCTATTGAAACTGTTTTACAAAAAATACAAGACAACATTGCTGCCGACAAGCTTATTGGTTTAACTCCTGTAGAAATATTATCAGATTACGGTGGTGATGCCGTAACAAGAAAGTTAAGAGGAATTAAAACAAGAGTTCCTGGAATGAACATTGAAAAGAAATTAATTGAAAGAACCTCTGGTACAGTTGAACAAAAAGCAGCTGCTTTAGATGCCTTAGAAGATCCAAATATACAATCATCAAGAATATTAAAATCTTTAGAAGATGTAACTAAACAAACTTTAA